GTCGTCGCAGCGATCTTCACAAGGTCCGCGATCGGCGTGGTCGTCAGTGAGTTCTTCGTCCGAGTGATTCGAATCAGATACTCACTGCCTGTTCCCGGTGCCCACGATGGTATGTCCGAGTCCAGCCAGATTATTACGCCCGTGTTTCGAAACTGATTTGTTCCGTCGATCGGGACGAACGATCCCCACGTGCCTACGCCTGTTGAATACTCGTAGGTCGGAGTGATGCCGGAGCCGCTGGCACCCGTGTCGAGGATAGCCTCGATCTCCTGGAACTTCGCAGCATTGCCGACGATCAGGTAGTCGTCGTCTGCGACGAACAGTGTGATGTTCCCGGCACCACCTGTGCTCAGTGCAGTGGTCTGATCGACTCCGTCCACGTCCACATTGTCCGCGTCACCGAATGATCCGGAGAGTTGTTCAACAGGTCCGATGCCTACCCCGACAAACAGTCCCGTCAGTTTGTCAGCAGAACCTTCTGTCGCGATCATTTCGAGACCGGAAATGTCTCCACCTGTGGCTGCGGTTTCATCGATGTTGATAAGGAGGACTGCCTCTTCCTCAGCAGTCGCAATGTCACCCGTCGTATAGACGATGTCGATCGCTTCAACGTCACCGTAACCGGCAGCATCTACATCGATCTCCAAGGCATGGTCGTCATCTTCCAGGGCTGTGTGGTCGATGAGTACGGTGCCAATCAGCTCGATGTCTCCGTACAGGTCAACGACTCCATTGGCGTCGACAGAGAGGTGGGTGACCCATCCAGCGTCCGCAATGTTTGTCTGCATCGCAAACAGGCTGACGGAACTCAAGTTGTGTCGAGCGCGATCAGTACCTTCGTGCAGCTCCAGGGAAGGGTCCGTACCTTTGACTCGGACAGTCTCGATGACTGTTTCGTGAATCGTTTTCTCTGAACTCGGTCGTACCGAGATTGTGTCTACAGGCATTTAGCCAAACTCCCTGACGAAGATGTCAGCAATCCAGTCGATAGTTGTTGCCGCTACTCCGGTAACTTTAACAGCCAATCCGCCCAGGGTCGTGTCTGCTGATAGTGCCACATCCCAGTTCTCGTCGTCTTCGTGAAGCACAGTGAGCTGAGAGGTTTCCATGACCACCGAGGCTGCTCCTGTGCCGCGAGTCAAGGTGCCTTCGATGAAGTATCGAGCAGTCTCTGTGTTGTCGCTCTTACGTGCCATGAGAGTTCCTTCGAACCTCAAGGTATTGTCGTCGGTAAGAACCACTGTGTTGAGGACAGTTGCCGCTGTACCGTCTGTCGTAAGGTCTGTCTGCGTGGCATCGGTCGTCTGATTCTGCAGACTGATTCGATCTCCATCGTTGTGAAAGTAAACACTGAAGTTCTCGATAGACGGCTTAGTGATTCCGTTCGCACCTGCCGTCAAAGTAATCTTGATTTTCGAAGTCGTGAACTCGTATGTGCCTTCCTCGAACGGCACATAGTCTCCGGAGCCGTCGAGCTGAATCAGCACCGCAACTTGAGGATCAACTGCAGAAAAAGACTCGGTGATCGGGAAGTCAGCATCATTGATCTCCATTAAGGCATCCGCAATATCCAACTCTCCTGTTGCCACTGACACAGCGGAGTACTCAACCCACATGCGACCTTTTCGATTTCCTGCAAAGTCGAAGTCGAAGACGTACTCCGCATACTCGGCTCCGGAAACCATGGTCAGCTCATCTGCACTGATTTCCAACGTGTCGTAGACAAGCTGCTTGTTCCAGTAGTCAAGATCAGATTCAATCGTGACGTTGGAAAGAGCATCATAATAGCCTGCCGATTCTCCCTTGTTCGTAGTCTTCGCTGCAGCAAACTTTCCGGAACTTGTGGCCCTAAGCCTGAGTATGCCAAAGCCGTCGTCAGAGTCTGCCTCGTACAGCGTATCGTCAACCCAAAGCCTTGCGTGTGCCGGAGAGTCTCCAGATACCGCCGTGAAGTCTCCCTTGGCAATGTCAAACAGCAGTTCAACATCCTGTCCTGTTGGAATCGAGGCATTTGGCACAACGACTCGCGTGTAGCCGTTCAGGCTGTTGATAGAGCGAGACTCCCAAAGCTCAAGTTCCATTGAAGTAGAGATGTCCCACAGCCTGTCGTACCACTCAACCTGACACATTGAGCCGTCGAAGTCTTTTCCGACAATCAATGATCCCGAGCCGTCAACCAGTCCGCCAGAGGCTACGGTCCCTGTATCGTCATAAGCTCGTCCGATACCTACGGTCAAAGTAAGTGTGGAGTGCTCGAACAGTACGAAGCCAAAGTACCAAGTATCGTCGGTCAACGTACGAGGCAACGAATCAACAGAGACTGCTCCTCCAGAGTCGTACACTGTGGCCCTAAGAGTGTCGCCATCAATCAATTCCACGCTGAGTGTGTTGCCGCTCCCTAGTTGAAAGAGTTTACCTGTTCCGTCAGAAGAGCTGTTGACGGCGAAGTTAAACATCAACGTCCAGTCGTTACCGGCAATCGAGATGTCGGTTCCTGACAGGTACGAAGGAGTGGTTGACTCGAAGAGTGAAGTAGGAACCAGGTTGAAGCTTCCGCTTCCTGCTCCAATGCCTTCTCCAACAGTTCCAGTCTCTGTCAGGTCATTGGTTCCGGCGACAGGTTCTCCAGCCGTAACGTTTTTCGAAGCTCTCGTGCCAGACGTCTCTAACAATCCCCAACGTTGATTGAGGCTTGTAACGTCCTGCTGGAACCACTGGGCTCGACCATTGCCGACTCGCCAGATCAAATCCCCTTCTCCATCAAAGCCCAGGGACATGGCTCCCCATGTGGTCTCTGCGCCGACGCCGAGAATGTTTCCTGTGGGCGTTCCTCCGCTAACGTTGATCGTGACTCTCCACGCACCGTCATCGATCGCATCGATTCGTTTGTTGCCGGAGTAGCCTTCGAACCAGTTGGTGACCGATCGGATCGTTGCGCCTTCAACGTACGTGTCGTCGACTGCAGGTCCGTGAGCAACGAACCGTGCAGGCAGGTCTGCTCCAAGCTCCGCCCATGCCGTCTCCAGCGTGCGGCTCTTCACACGGTAGCCATTGATGACCGGCTGCTGTGTGTGATCTACGGTGGTCTCAGGACCATAGAACGGATTGCCGCTGGCCAGCTCAACGAACGGTTTGACTCGAATCGTCTCCGTAGTTGCGGCTGTCACGGAGAACGGAACTTCCACGTAAGGTGTGGAGACGCGCTCGAACAGCCGAGAGGTTTCCCAGGTCTCCGAAGTCTTGCTGTGCCTGATCTCGTACTGGATATTGGCAACCGTCGTGATCGCTGCCCATGTGATTCGGATGTTGTGCAGACGCTGATACGTGTTCAGCGAAGTCACTGCAGGGATCACCTGAATAGAAGTCGTCAAAGACGTTGCGTTGAGACTGTAGTTTCCAGTCGAGTCGATCGCCTTGATTGAGTACGTGACATCTTCCGTGGTATCTGCCACAACGCTGAAGCTTGTTCCTTGAAGCAGTTCGACAATAGGAGTTCCATTGTCCCAGTCAGAGCCTGTTCTGATCTCGTACTTCGGGAAGTCCAGGTCAGCCACGGCATCCCAGGTAAGTGTGACTGCGGCGTATCCACGATCCGCAGTAAAGTTCTCGACGTCTCCTGGAGGAGCTGACTTTCCAAGCACTGTTTGATTCAGCAGCTCTGCTGTAGAAACAATGTGTGAGGCTCCTGTGCCATTTGAAATCGAGGTTACCCAGAAGGAGTGAATCCCTTCTTCCGCAGGCTGGATCGTGATGTTCGGAATTCCGGTGACACCTAAGAGCTGCCGGTTCGTTCCTGGGGCTTCATACTCCACTCGATACAGTCGAGTCCGAGGATCGGTGGATGGAGTCCACGAGAGATTGACTCGTGTGTGAACCACACCATTCGTCACGTACAGAGATTCATCGAAGTTCAAGTTGGTAGGCGGCAGCAGTGTGCCTGTAGGCACCAGGCTGACTCGCTCGGGCTCAATGATGATCCCTTCTTCGACTCTCGCAAACTTCGTCTTGTCGTACCGCAGTGCCGTGATCTGATACTGATGAGTGTCAGCCTCGCGGTTGTTAAGCACCGTCCATTCCTGGGCAGACACAGCACCTTGAATGAAGAACACTGCGTTCAGAGGAATGTCCTTGCGCGGCCGACCGATCAAGCTGACATCCGCCCCCGAAGTCCCTGGACTAAGCTTGATGATGTCAGGAGCATTGTCCGCCACAACAACGACAAGACTATCTCCTGGTTCTGCAGTCCAGTCCTGGTCGAGAGTCACAGTCCCTGCGGTGATTGCATTCGGATCGTCGAGCGTCTCATCCCGATAATAATCAAGAGAGCTGACTAGCGTCCCATTGAACGCAGAAGCGAATGCTCCAGTAAGGTCTGATGTCGAGAGAGTAGTTCCTGCTTTGCCGTATCCTCCAGAAGTGGCATCTGCCCACTGACTATTCTGGAACGGTCCAAGGTCACTGGTCTGAGCCGCTTCGTAGTAAATGTGATTGATGTGGAGCGTGATCTCCCCGGTCGCTGGCAATAGTTGAACGGTGAGATTGTACCAGGTGTCGGCGGTCCACTCGGAAGCTGGAACGACGATGCGAGCCGCTTCTGCTGTGTCTGGCGTTGCCCCTCCAGCACCTGCATGCACAACGAGGTCACCTGTTCCATCGAAGCCGAGATAGAATGCTTCATCTGAAGTCAAAGTCCCTTCGCCAAGTTCAGCAATGATTCCAACAGGAACTGTGCCTGCTGCCGGAGTCTTGATGCCGCAGGAGATTACAGCGTTTGTGTTTCTATCCATTCCGCCAGACGTGGTGTCTGTCACAGACGTGATGGTGTCGCCGTCCGAAAAGCTTTCCTTCAAGACAGCCGACTGCAGAGGTGTGTAGATGTCTGTGTTGCGCCAGTACTGCAGTGTCGAAACAAGTACGACTCCTGAGTCCTGGACGTCTTGAGTGTAGCTTCCTGCTTCTCCCAAAACCGTCGCTGCTCCGCCCAGAGTTCCGTACCCTGCTCCGTTTGTGTTGGCCCATACAGAGCCCAGGAAGTCGGCTCCTGCTGACGTGCCTTGTTCGGCGACGAATTGATTGTTGATCCAGACTCGGATTCTGCCGGGACTGATTCGGTAGTCCCACAGAATGTCCAGGTCCTGGTCTTTAAGAAGGCTGGCGTAGGGAATAGCGATTCGAGCACTGGTTGCTACATCTGGAGACGCTGAGCCATCTCCTGCACGAAAAATAAGATTGCCAGAAGAATCAAACCCCACGTAAGCACCGGAGGACGTATCGTCACCAGCCTCGAAAACGAGCCCTTCAGGAGCAATTGCAGAAGGGATTTTGAGCGTACATTTGAAAGTGGCATCAGCATCAGACTCAACCCCTGTGTCGACGTAAGTGGTTACGGATGTGAACGTCGACTCGATGGCAAAAGCATCGGTCGCAATTGCAGGTGTCAAGGAGTGTAGATCGGTCGCCAACACTCGACCAGCAATTCTTGAACCGACTCGATGCTCGTCACTGATCTGAATGATTTGCCCAGGGGTGGTGTCTGCGTGGTCCCAGCCTGCCTCGTACGTGACAGTTTCAGTTTCAGTAGACTCGGCTTGCAGAATCCACTTGCCCATTCGAATAGCTTGTGCTCGGGACGTTGTGCCGAACGCGACCAGCTCAAGCTGTCTCCATCCGAATCGTTGAATGAGGTCCGGGTCTTCAACAACTTCGATCTGCTGTCGATAGAAGTCCAGAGGATCATTCCACGTCACCAGTACTGCAGAGTGCCGAGCCTTAAGGCCGACACCTGAGTAGGTAAAGTCACCGTCTTTGACGTTGGCGTTCGTAACAATCCTTACCGGGTCTTTCGGCTGATCGTTGCTGAAGGAAACACCCCCGGCAGACCAGAATGCCATGCCGCGAAAAACGGAAGCGATTGCATTCAAAACGGTGTAGGCTTCTTTGCGCTGAGTGATGACAGCGTTCAATGTGAAGCGAGGCTCTTGTCCGCCTTTGCCATCATCGACCAGTTCGTCACAGTAGATGCCGATCTGGTAAAGAGCTGCCTTGTCAACCTGCGAGGCATCAATGTCGTCGCCGAGACCGTACCGGCTGTTGGTGAGCATGTCATACATCACCCACGCAGGATTGTTGCAGTAGCCTTCAGAGAAGGTGCCATCCCAGATACCTGTGTAGACACGAGTCTCCGGATCGTAGTTAGAAGGATGCTGAATCTTCAGTCCCTGAATCTCATACGATCGTTTCGGAATCTTCCCGCCGAACAGTTCAGAGTCTACGGTGATGGCGACGTAGGCTGAGTCAGGATACTCAAACTTCTGCTCCTGAATCTCGACATACGAGTCAACGAAAATCTGGTCCTGTGTTGTGGTCTCTGTGGCTTCCGGAGTCGTTCGACTGATCTTGAAAATCAGCGGATAGTCGTTGGCAGCCACAGTGTAGCTGCTGAGGTCAATGCGGTACGCTCGCTGGTAGGCTGACTTTGTCTTTCCGGTGATTTCATTATTTACGATCTCCGTGAAGACGCCTCCCGAGTCGTTCTCAGAAACTTCGATCGAGATGCCAACTGTGTGAGGCAGCAGGTCTCCGTTCTCCGTGTTCTGAATCATCAGGGAAGGAAGTTGAATGATGATTCGAAGTGCATCAATGCTTTCTTCGGTGATGGTGAATTGCGGAGAAGAGACATCCGTGACTTCCTGACTCACCGAGACTGACGACTCCACTGCATCGAAGCCTTGAACTGCAGTCTGACTTGGAGTTCCCACACGAGTTTGAATTGTGACGCCTTCAAAGTTGAATGTGCCGTCAGCGTTCTGCACAAGAACCTCATCGAAGTAGATCGACTTGCCAGGATCGACAGAGTCCAGCAGCCCTTCGATCTCACCTTCGCAGAGCAGGTCTACAATCTGAGCTGTGGCGCGAGAGAACAGCGTAGCAGCATGATCCACAGGTGCTCGCTGATCTCCACCGCCCTTACTGGCTCCAGTAAGTACCAGTTGCTTTGCATCACTCATGCTTGAATGTCTTCCACTTTGATGCCGCCACTGATGACGGTCGAGCCGACAATGACCTGCCCATAAACCACCGGAACAGGTCCACCTTGTGACGTTTGATTTACGGGACCATTGAAGAGAAAGGATGATTGCTCATCTTCCTCTGCCTTCTCTTCTTCCTTTGGAGAAAGTGCTCCAGAGATAAGAGCAAAGACTCCAAGCAGAGCCAGGCCAATGGCAATTTTACCAAAGCCTCCAAGTGCTCCGCCGAATCCAAGAATGCCAGCCCCACCCCCACCCAAAGCAGGTAGCCCCAAAGGGGTAAAAATAGAACCAAGTCCACTGCCTCCAAGGAACAGTCCGAAGAGCGCTTTGAATCCGCCTTGAGTGTACGGCTCAAAGTGAAACTCTTTTGCCGATGTCGGCATGTGAAGCTCACACTCCACCATGCACGGACCTTCCGCCCGCCGGGAGATTCTCCACCACTGGTTTCGCATCGCGTTGGCGAACTTTCCAGGGTAGTTGGCTTCCAGCAGACGAATTGCTTCAGCAGGTGTTTCGACATCCAAGGTGTATCTTGGTTCGAATTGCTCCGCCAAAGCTCCGTACAGAAAAATAGTTTTCATCTCAAGACGTCCTTCGGATCAGGAAGGTCTTCTACAGACTCATCCTTCAATGCTTCGTGTCGCAAGTAATATCGGAGTCGCTTGACCCAGGGATTCAGGAGAACTCTAGCGGATAATCGGTCTTCTGTGTGATGGAGAATCTGGTTATCTCCAATATAGATTCCGCAATGGTTGGTCACCTTCGAGCCGATCGAGCCGAGCACAATGTCCCATGGACGCAGCTCCTTCATCGAGACTCGGAAAAACCCTGCATTTTCAATGTTGATTCGGGACAGCAGGTCTTGAGGATTTCTTCCTCGAAACCAGTTCTCGCCTCGGGGGAGATTCGGCAAGGTGTTGATGCCCAACTCTTTTCTGTAGATGTCTCGCACGAGGCACCAGCAGTCTCTCTGGCCACTTAGAAAAGTCCTGCCGACGTAAGGCTCCACGGTCGCAGCGTCTCCGAACCACTCGATGTCCGTGCAGACCTTGCCGTTGCAGCTCAGGATGCCCCAAGGGCGACGGGAGTCGTCTATCTGCTGGCTCGACATATCCTCGAAACTGGGAGCACGAGAGGACGTCTGAGTGTGGCTGTGAATGATTGCTTCAGCTTCAGCAGGATAACTCTCCAGCCGAAAGGAACTCTCTGGCTCCGGAGCCACGTTCTGCAGCGGGCGATACGTCCCTTCGTAAACGGCTCCTACTGACTCGTTCGGGTATTCTCTTAATGCATGCTGCTTGGCTGCTGCAGTGACCTGTGTGTCGAACATCTCATCTCCGCGCTCTGATTCTGGCAACTCCTGGAAAGGCTCTTGTCGGAAGATCGAGTCGGATGGTTCCGTCTTCCGGAGCATGGCGTACTTCACAGGATCGCAGACGCTTACCGCAGTTGTCCAGAGAAGGGTCGTCGGTCTCCGTATCGTCATTCAGGAAGTAAGGTCCAGTCGTGTCGGGATCTGCGATTCCATTTCCGATCCAAGGACATGTGGCAGCCCCGGTGTCAAATGACGAGCCGTTCCATCGACGATAAATGTGTGTGCAGGCATCTCTTAGAATCTGTCGCTTGGGAAGCATTCTGCCTGCCTGGTCCATCGAGGCGGACAGTTCAAACTCCACCATCATCCGAGTCTCTTTGACCTTTCGATCAATCAGATAAATCTGTGGCAGAAACATCGCTTCAGGATCAGGCTCGCTGCCGTCATCAAGGTATCTGTCGAAGGTCAGGAACCGAGTCATTCTCGCGCCCACTGGATCACCAAGCTCTTGAATGAGAGTGGTCATTTCCAGATTGGTATTGGCAATCTTCAGGCGAGGTGAGGGCAGAACTCCTTTGCCCAAGGTCTCGAAGCCTGTTGCCTCGATCGCGATCGGAGTGTAGATCGTGGAATTGAATGTGACGTTTCGGGAATCCTCGCGAAACGAAGAGCAGAAGTTGTACGTGCTTCCGTAGCCGCTGCCATCCAGCTTTTCAATTGCCGTAGTGTCGAGCGTAAAAAGCTGAACTTCGCGACCAGGAGTCAGAGACTGCTGTCGACGTAAGAGGCTGGCATTTTCGGTCATGAGTCATCTGCTCCAAACCATCTCTTGTACGTGACGACTGCTGTCTCGTGTGTGGCCCTCAGAGACGATCTGCTTCGCTTGTCGGTCGTGAACAACAAAGGTGTCGTGCTGCGAGGCGGCGTCCAGTAGAACGGCAGCCCTGCCCGTCCATCGAGGAAGTCTGCAAGTATCTTCGAGTTCGCCAGACTCATCTCTGAGCAGGACAGGTTCCAGATACTTTGCTGACTGTTGGTCCCGACGATGGCTCGCTGACGATAGCCTGCGAACTGCATCTCCTTGACCATGTATTCGACTTCTTCGCCACCCGAGTCCTGGGTAAACGAAATGTCAGGATGTGAGGGAAATGTCATAGCACATCCTCATTGGTCTTGGAGAATGCTCCGCCAGGTTTCTGCTCCTGCTGAACAAACTCATTGAACTGGGCTCTCATCTGCTGCTCCATGTCCTTCGCGATCTGGGCTCCGTTGCTGGCAGCATTATCGCTGTTGCCTTCGACCGTGACCATGACGTTCGGAGAATAAGAGACCGAAGTGACACTTCCACCGCCAGGCATTCTGCCAGTACTGTTGAGGTATTCAAGTCCTGCCATGTTCGGACGACTTGCTGCAGCGTTGACAACAAACTCATCACGAGACAGCAACGCATTGACTGAGTCACTCACTCCCGTACCTGGACCATGCACTCGTCCGCCGGTTGCGAATCGAGCAGGAGTTGCAGGATCATCGTTGACGAATCCCCCACCTGCTAGACCGGGTAGCCCGAATGCACTGTTGACTGCACCTCCGCCAGAGAATCCGAAGATGCCGCCAAAGAATCCGCCAAAGAATCCCATCAAAGGTTTGATGATCAACATGCGGACCACCATCCTCGCGAGGTCCGCAAGGATGGAGTTGATCAACGATTTGAAGTCGAGCTTTCCAGTTGTGACAAATCCTACAAGTGCGTCTTCGAGGCTGCCGAAGATTGAGCTGAAGGCATTTTTCAATTCTCCGCCGAATGTGATAGCCTCGTCTCCAAATCCTTTCAATGCAGCACTTCCGCGAGACGTCGAATTTTCCACTGTGGGACCAAAGAGACGGAACTCTTCGTTCAATGCCCGAGCTGCTTCCGTGGCACGTATCGCCGCGTTAGCAGACTCGTCAATTTGAGCTGAACGTGTCTCTCGTTCCGCATCCTGCTCAGGCGTAGAAACTCCACTGACTCCAGGAGGAGCCAAAGCATTTAGCCCAGGGATGGCTCCGAGAACTGCAGCCTTAAACGCAGTCACCAAAGCGGAGCCTGCTTGCGTACCGATAGTTCCAGCACCTGCTACGAGAGCCGCACGAACTTCTTCGATACTCTTGTCTCCTGCGGTTCCAAGGTCTGCTGCAATGGCTTCCGCTGTATCTTTAGCCTGTTTCGTCAGAGCATCTTTTCCTTCAACAAGAATCCTGTCGATCTGCTCAAGCTTTTGAGGACCGGCAGTCTTCGCCACCTCTTCCAGAAGTTTCGCCTGCTCTGCAAAGGCCGTCGTTGTCTGCTTCAGTTTATCTATCTGCTCTTGAACTCCTGCAGAGATTTCCTGCTGGTTGCGTCGGTTGGTCAGCCCTTCGAACTGAACTCTTTGAGAAAGAGTAGGATCGGTGGAAAGGAAGTCTGCACGTTCTCTTTGCTTTTCGGAGAGTCCGAACAATCGAATCTGTTCTCGCAAAGCCTGAAGTTTGGCTTCCGTATTGCGAGTCGACTCTGCAGCGGCGCGTGCAGCATCCTGCTCCGCCCGAGCACTGGCTCGAATGGTGTCCAGGATTTCTACCCGCTTCTGTTTTTGAGCTGCAATCTTTTTCAGAATTTCATCGTCCACTCCAGCAAGCTTAAGGTCTACCAGTTCCTGGTCTCCGCCGAACTGCTTCAGCAGAGCCACCTCTTCTCGCAGCTTGTCGAGGCGTACCTGGCCTCCACCTAACTTCTCATCAATGAATGCCTTTGCATTGTCATATCGAGATTTGAAAAGCAGTCCTGACTGCCACAGGTCTTCAATTTGAGCCAGTCGTTGAATGTATCCTTGCTGCTCTTGTTTCGCTTTGTTGGCTGCGCCACCCGCCTCTTCTTCGTCGCTCAGGATTCCTCGATTGCCTTGAGTAAACAGACCAAGCAGTCCTTGACTGACACGATCTGCAAATTTCAATTCCTGGCCAAACTTTCGGGCTCCGATAGCAGCATTCTTCAAAACATCTTCCAAAGAGTTGAGCTTCGTGGACTCAATTTGAATGTTGCCCAATTCGTCTCTGAGCCGCTTCACTTCTTTAGTGGCAACTTTGAAAGCCTCGCTCTCCTTCTTAACTCCGCTGAATCCCTCTCGGATTCTAATCTCCGCCAGTCGTTGAGCTTCGTTTCGGAATGCTACAATTTTACGCTGAGCCTCTGGCAAAACTCCTGTCAGAACTTCGTCAACCTCTTTCATCTGGTCGAGTCCAAGTCCCATTGTGATTCGCTCAGGCTGCACAGCGTCTGCTACAGTCGGAGAAGTTGTTCCAGACTTTGCACGATCAGCAGCAATGAGCGCCGCCGTCATTTCTTCCAGGCTTTTAGTGGTTTCGTCCGTAGCGACTTTCAGGTCTTCCGTCTTACGAGTGAGGAAGAAAAGTCCAGTGGCGAGTGTGGCCACACCTGCAACGACGGCTCCAACTGGCCCTAACATTAAACCAATTGCCCGAGCCAGCAGTCCGGCATTTCCGGCAACCGCGCTAGCCTTAAGCGTGGTTGCCAACTTCGACATGGTGCTTAAAGTGCTGGCGGAGAATGCGACTACGGAAGCTGCTCTGATGGAGAGAAGTGCCTTCAAAAACTGCCCGAGTCTTGTCGTTAGCTGGAAAAGAATCAGTCCAAAGCGTCCCGCATTATTGCTAAGAATGTTGAAGACTTTAATGGCAGCTACTGCTGCCATCAGGCTTACAATCAGTCGCAGGTTCTCCCCGATCAACTTGAGTGCTTTAGCAAGTCCTGCTGAAAGACCAACTACCTGATCCAAGGTGCCTGCAAATTCGACGAAGTTGTTTTTGAAAACTTCGAAAGCCTGGCCAACCGTAGACGTAGTTTCTCCGAAAGCTTTCTCGATGGAATCTTCTGCCGCAAGCATTGCCGCCACAACAACCTCACCTGTGAGCTGACCTTCTTCTCCAAGCTTGCGAAGTTCTCCTTGAGTCACTCCCAGGAAGTCTGCGATTCTCTGTCCTACCGTAGGCAACTGTTCGAGAACTGAGCGTAACTCCTCACCTTTCAGTCCAGCCGCACCCATACCCTGAGTCAACTGCCGAATGGCATTTGTAGCTTCAATGGTTGTGGCTCCACCAACAATCGCTTCTTTGGTCAGCAGCGACGTGAATCTTAAACGCTTAGCTTCAGAGAGTCCGAGCTTCTTGACGGCACGAGTTGTTCTCGCATAAAGCTGCACAGTGGCAGACAACGAAGTCCGCGATTCATTTGAAATTGCCAGTAGTTTTTTTCTGACCGCTACAAGTTCCTTCGTGCTTGAGGTGACAGTCTTGATTTTATTGTTGAGTTCGGTGAACTGCTCAACGGCTCGAAATCCTGCACGTACGCCAAGAGCTGCGAACAGGGTCTGCACTGCTCGGCGCATGATAAAAATCTGACGGGATGCGATGTTCGCCTTCTCGCCAATTCTCGAAATGTTCTTCCCGACAACTCGTGTGCCGTCAGAACGAACTCGAATGTGCAGTGTGTTGGTAGCCATTTACTTGAAAATCTTCCTGGAGTTCTGGGCAACCACTCCTGCGCCGAACAGTACTGCTCGTTCAGCAAATCTCGGGTACGGAGCACGGTCAGGTGCAGGACTTGACCGAGGGGCAATGTTACCGACATTCAAGTCATTAACGTAAGGCAGGTTGTTACTAATCCACAAATCCTGTCCTGTGCGGCGATTTAGAATAGCCGACCAGACGGCTGCCTGGGTGGCTGCTCCTGAAGCGTCGGCAGTACTTCCAAACTCTCCTGGAGAAACCGCCGCTCGTGTTCCAGATGCAGGTGAGCCCAGGGCTCCTGTCCAGTTGCTGATTGCCAGACTGGTGTCGACCGGAGTGAGAGCTATCACTTCCTTCGCGATCTCACGTCCGGCCAACTCCACAATTCGATTGACTGAGCGTTCCACTTCTTTAGCACGAAGATTCATGTCCAGTGCGAATTTTGCAGGAGTTGCCATTTCACTTGCCCTTGCCTTTTATTTTCGCAGTGGCTTTGGCCTTCTTCTCTTGCCATTCCAAGTACACAAGATCCAGCTTGCGAACAAGCTTCTTCATGTTGAACGTCAGTTCTTCGTTCAAATTCCAGTCTATGCAGTATTGTCGAATTGAAGTGTAAGGAATTGGCCCCACACTCATTCCGAGCTGCCTGTCGGGACAGAGTTCCCAAAAAGCATCAAAGTAAAGATTAAGTCCTGGGAGAAGCTCTGGCTCATTAAGCAGCGGATCAGGAATTTGACTTTCATCCTTATCCGCATAGCGAGCATGCATTGTGTCTCGCTGCTTACCGTAAGTGAGCTGCCACCTCAGGACTTCTACGAGTTTCCCTCCATCACTTCGAGTTCTTCTGCGCGAAAGGCGTCTGCTTCCGAGCAAATTTCCAGAATGTCTGTGTAGACTTCCGGATAATTTTCCAGCAACTTAAGAATGTTCTTTTCAGTGACAGGCATCAGGTCAGCAGCGGTCTCCAAAGGAGCTGCTTCACAAGCACCTTCCTCGTCAACAGTGTACGGCTCGATGCCGTCTTGCCACTCTCCATTAACTTTCGTCTGCCAGCCCTTAATGACGCTTCTAGCATACGTCAGACGGCTGACTGCTTTCAGCGGCTCCACAAGGCCAGGAGGAATCTTGCCACCTGCTCCCACCTTCAGCCGCCGCATGTACGGCTGCAGCAATTCAGTGTGAGTTGTGTCGTACTCTTTGTTTGCCCCACCTGCTCGCCGAAGCAATACCTTCGTAGTCTCGTCCAGCTCGAACCAGCATCCTTCAGCTTCTGCCTTAGGGTTAGTTGCATAGTTGCTGTTAAGTCCCATCTGAATCTCCTGTGTGCAGTCGTCAATAAAAAAGGCTCGGCCCTACATTGGACCGAGCCCGAAGTCCGAACAGAATTCCTCGATTAAGTAGCTGCGGCTGTTGGCAGGTAATCGAAGAACACGGCAGCCAGAATGTGATTCAACGTGGAGTCCACGTCGATTCCGTTTGCACCTTCGCTGGTCAGCGGAAGTTTAATCGGAGTGTCTGCTTCAACGTTGGCCAAAGCACCTGAGCCTGCCAGCAATGGAATGTCAAAGCTTACTCCCTTGTTGGCATTGTAAAGGCTGAAGTCAACCGTCAAGTCATCGTTGGCACGAACCGAAGCCAGCGCGGAAACGTTGGCGAAGAATGGTTCGAGTTCGAGCTGAACTCCGAAGTCTCCTTCCGACATTTCAAATGCCCCTGTCGTACCAATCGCGAGGTTACGAGAGAGGTTGTTGTTGACAGACAATGTCAGCTCACCGATCTGTGCAAACAGTGGACTCGGGAAGCTGTCTGTTGCACTGACCACGTTGATCTTGATTCGAGGCACGCTGGACGAACTGTTGAAGGCATCTTCTGCCAACAACGTTTGCCGAGTACCTGCCTTCAAAGCTCCAGCAGCAACCGTCTCATGATCGAGTCCCATGAACGACAGGTCTGCAGTAACCTTTTCAGCTTCAGGAATGTTGATGGCCAGTTCGCTGCAGACCGCGCCTGTGACATACTCAGCCTGCACATCCCCTGGGTTTGAATCATTCGGAGCGCCGAGCTGACGTTCGATCGTAAACGTCTTGCGAACAATCAGAGAGCCTACTTCGTTCTTGAGCAGTCTGCCCAGGAAGATGCGGATGGTCTGCCCTGCTCCGCCAGCGCCGTCGATAGTTCCATCGTCAGTGACCATTGTGGCCGACGTTTTGTCGAACGTCATGACGTTGGCAGCAACCGAACGAACTCGGGCGTAGCCGTTGTTGGCTGCGTTGAAGAACTTCTCGGTCGCACCGTCTCCGCCGATGTAGACCGTCTCACCTGGCAGAATTCCGAGTTCCGTCAGGTCTTTGGTCGTCGTGGTCAGAGTAGGAAAACCTGACGTAGTTGCGATCTCCGCATCGCCAGATGAAAACTCGTGACCAACCACAACGAGCGAGGCATCCGTAGGCGGAGTCTCGTCGACAGTCACATCTTCGTCCACGACTACTGTCGTGGCAGTTGAGCTGGCAACCGTAAAGATTCCGTTGTTACCCGAGTTGGTGAATCCTGCTGCCTGGACAAGATCGTTTGCCAGGAAGTCCGCACCATCCGCGTCAACGGTGAACGTTTCTGTGGCTGCAGTTACTGCCGTGATTTCTGTACCTGCAGTGTTGATCTTCTCAGCTTTGCGCCGAGCAACCGAGTACAGAAAACCTTCCAGCAATGCGAACAAGTTGGTGTAGGTAAAATCAGTGTTGAAGCCTGCTTTCGCTTCGACGTCAACCACCGGTCCTTTGCGACCCATTCGGTCGGACTTGATCGGCTTTCGCGGAGCAGTGGTAATGTCACCACCGAGATCGTCGTACCCGTTCGGTTCATGAGGAACCCAGATGTCGCCGCTCGTTCCGAGCAGGACGCCGATGGACTGTTCCTCGGCAATGTTGAGTTCAGTTTTGTTACTGGAGATTGCTTGAAGTTCAGCCATCAGGTCACCTCGTCAAATTGAAATTCTGTAAGGAAGTCAACGCGATACACGAAGCCACCTCGGATTTTACCAATCACTTGAGTTCGAGGATTCTTGTAAAAGACTCCTCCAGAAGTACTTTTTCCTTTGAACGCTTTGCCTGCCATTGTAGCCAAAGCCATCGCCATAAAAAGGTCTTCTCCTGCAGGAACATTTATCTGCAGTGTTAGAGTTCCTCGATGCTCAAATCGATTCGCTCCCGCGTTGCTTCCTACGTTTGTTTGTCTGCCGGTTGCCGGTTGCCACAGCATCTGAGCCCATGGGGCAATGCTGTCTCCTGTGGCCGACTCCCGATCTCGTACGACATTATCTACCTGGTTGGGAAATTGAATAGGAACCCCGTCGATGACCAGGTCACCGTCGAGGTGGTCGATGGTCCATGTTACTGCAGGATTGTGTTCCCAAGTACCTAACAGCAGCAGAACACTTTGGTTGTACGCTTCTGATTCAGAGGCTGGCATTATGCTTCTACCTCCAACCAATAGAACAGGACCGTGCCGCCAGGATTAGGGCCATACACAGACTTGATGGCCCAGGTTTTTTCTCCTTGCTGAATGGTAGTAAAGTCGTCGAGAGTTACTCCTAAGGCGTCTGGCCCTTTGGTGAGCCAGCCATCCTTCTGTGTCTGAATCAAATCCTGCATCGTCTGCTGAATGAACTGACCTTGTACCGTTGACCTGATCTCTCCGATTGAAACTGCATTCGCTGTGACAAAGTGCCCTGCAGGAGCGTTCGCCAAGTCCCACACTTCCGTAGCAGGTTTCCGATGAGGTGCGTCGTTATCTACTACCGCTCGTGACTTCTTCAGAAAGTCTACTGACTGTCCGAATTCATCGACCAACTCATTCACCACCTCAGTGAATTCCGTATAGTCGAAAGTAGCCATGAAAGATATTCCATAAAGGAAGGCAGCCAGAAGCAACAGCCAGAAGCAGTCTGACTGCCTCCCCACACACAGGTAGTTCTTAGACTCTGGCCATTCGTTTTACGGTTGATCTTGCAAGAAACTTTTCGATCAGCAAATCGGCGGCAGGGTATTCCTTAAACACAGAGTCGCGAACCAAAGATGACTTCTGGCGCAGACCAGAGTTTTTCATAAACTTCTCACGCTTTTTGATAGGCCCGATTTCTTTTTCGGACTCTTCGACTTCCAGTCCCTGAGTCGAAGGGTCTGCAATCAATGCTGCAGTGATGGCCCTAACCGCATACTCTCCTACAGCCTTCTGAAGTTCAGGAGGAATCTCGGTGTTGGTGTAGAGCAGGCGATGATGTCTGTCGTAGACATTGTGCCTCGGCCACGACAACTCGTTGGTGTTGTCGTTCTTGTCGCCGATCCACTTTTCGCTGAACCGCTTCTCGATGTAGTCGGTCGCTTTGATGAGGATGAATTCTTTATCCGCATCTGTGGCCAGCGCATCCCAGGCTGTGTTGCTGCCGCGATCATCAAAATAAGCCTGGATGAACGCCACGGTAGTGTATGAGTTGGCTCCAGCCACTCCCGCTCCCGTTTCGACGATCATTGTCATAGCGATCTCCAGACTGACTTCTCAGTGACTTAGCCCAAGGTTCGTTTGAATCCTGGGATGGCGGCTTCGACTTCTTTGCGAGTCACGTTGGGAACAAGTGCTCGAAGGGATGTGATGTTGATCTCACCCTTGCTGTTCCACATGCCGTCTTCTTTGTGGTCGAGACCTTCAAGGACAGTCTTGAGAGCCTTCAGCTCGTCAGAGAGTTCCGCAGGTGGCTCTTCCTTGGGTGATTCCTTCGGCTCTTCCTTGGGTGATTCCTTCGGCTCTTCCTTGACCGAAGCTTTCACAACCTCAGGCTTGAAGCTGTCGGGATGAACGAGTTCCCAGCCAGTGTCGAGCATGGTCTGGCACTGACCGTTTTCGCACCAGCCTTTCTTTCCTGACTTGCTGTGAACGATTTCAATCTGACCAGTGTGATCTGCCAGAGCGACTTCTTCTTGAGTCGGCTGTGGTGGATTCGGGTCGCTGATTTCAGCCCAGATGGGCTTGTCTTTTTCGTCGGTCTGCCCGCGCAGAATGTCTGCTGCGGCAGCATCTGCCTGAACTGTCTTTTTGCCGTTTGTAAAAAAGTGTGTGGCCATTCTGAAATTCCTGTGTGTGTGTCTTAAAGATATAAGAAGTGCCGGGCAGAGAAGCTCTGCCCGGCACGTTAAGCCTCAGCGAAAATTACTCTCCGCGAACAACCTGGCAGCCCAAGGCTCCGTCGACCAGAACGCCACCGACCAGACAGTCCATCGAGATCGTCGATGTCTTGGTCGTGATGTTGTAATCTCGAATCAGGCGAATCGAGAGGTCTTCGTAGCTGATGACCGCACCGTCAGCTTCCTGAGGAATTTCCAAAGGAACCGCAGCGAAGGCAAAGGCTCGCGGATTGAAGGCAGCACCGTGCAGGGTTCGAGTTCCTGCAGGGTCGTACATCGTCATGACCGCACCGTCAGCGACGACTTCCTTGATCGGCTCTTCGATGGTAAGCGTACCAGCGTTCGAAGATGCCGTGTTGTCGGCTGCGACAACGACGTTGCCGTAGCCGGTGATGGTGACAATGTCGCCTGCCTTCCAGGTTCCTGAGGCAGCGTCTCCAGTGTCGTACGGAATGCTCGTTGCACCGATGGCAAGAGCACCGTCCAGAGCAGCCGTCGCCATGGTTCCAGCAGTGTGGACAGTCGTGCTGTCAACGTTCTGGTCCATGAAGTGGCTCATGCTCATGAGCTGGCCCATTCGAGCCTGCTCCAGAGCCGTACCGCCGTCACCACGCTTGTCGGCTTCGACAAAGGTGTCAACGCTCAGCAGTGCCTGCTTGTAAGTCGGGCTCACAAGCTGAACACGTTCCGCCATCGGAACCTTCTGATCGTCAAGCTTGCGGTTGATCGCAGCCAGGTGACCAACGGTGCTCGGAAGAGCGCCGGGAAGAACCGCAGTACTTCCGTTGAAGGAAGTTTCGCCCACCCCACCGATGTGAGGAAGATGCTTCAGCTTGGTCAACGCATAAGCGTCGATCTGCTCTGCCATCTTCAGAACGTTCGGAGCGAGAAGCTGCTCGCTGAAGCTCTGCAGGTCCAAGGTCCACTGCTTCGAGGTGACCGCGAACGACAAGTCGTAGTGCTTTTCCAGCACCAGGTTGACGTTCGATTCAGTGATGTCGTCAACGGTGATCGAAGAGGTGAATTCTCGAACCGTTCCCGACCCACGTCGCCTGATTCGAATCGTGTCACCGATCATTTCGGTGCCAGTGAAATTCGTTTCGTAGCGACGATCGAACAGCTTGACACCGACCAGGGTGGATCGAAGAAGCATCAAAGCTTCTTTTGCGATGTCGTCAATCGTCAGAATGGTATTCGCCATGGGAGTGCTCTCCTACTCAGGTGGTACTGGTGAGAGCGTTGGCGAACACCCCACCGTCAATAAGGTTTTTTGTTAGCGCCTTGCTGCTCTTTTCGATGAGCTTCGAATTCAGCGAAACCCATCTTAGAAGTGTCGGTAGGTGTCGCAGGACCGCCTCCTGATCCAGGAGCCTGAGTACCCTTTGATGGAACCCACCAGTGCGAGCAAACTTCTTTCTGTGCTTCAAGCCAATCGGCAACGGTGTAAGGACTGATCCCATCCTTGCCGAGTTTCGTTACGTTGTCGGCGTCACGAATTTCGTGAGCACCTGTCTCTTCATTGAAGTAGTTGAAGACTCCTGATGACCGCGCCTGAACATCTTCAATCGCAGCCTTCTGAAATCCTTCTGAAGCAGCCGTCACAGACAGCACTTCAACTTCACGCATCTTGTTCTTGTATTTCTGGATAGCTGCCTGCTCAGAAACCTTGACGGCTTCAGTCGCTTCAGCAGCTTCACGAAGCTGGCCTTCGTAGTTCTTGACCAGTTCCTGATTCTTCTCCTGAAATACTTCCTGCCACTCACCCTTCTGGATTCGCTGCAGGGTCTCGTCGCCTTCGCCCTTCTCTTTCAGCTCAATGAGAGACTTGATTCCGTCTTCGCCGCCGAGCTTGTCAAGGACGCCTTTGGCTGCCGTTAGTGCTTCCGCAGTCTTCTTTTTCTCTGCGAGTATTTCATCCCGATTGGCTCTCAGGGGAGCGACTGCTGCCTCAACTGCGGCATCAATCTTCGCCTGCTGTTCTTCTGCTGTTGGAGGGTCTCCGTCAGCAAGAGGACAAGTGAGTTTTCGAGAAGCTTTGAACGTAGAGATCGAGTAAAGAGTCGTCATCACAACCCTCCTGGGTTCTGGTGTTAGCCCCTACTGGGACTGCGGAAAAATTGACTCGCTGTCACAGACTTTGAGTCACGCAAGGTCTTAATATAGAACGGCATGCGGAAATAACTCAAGGGCCATTCCGCAAATTTTTTGATTAGTCAAAATTCTCCCTAACCTTAAGCTCCTTCAGAGTTAAAGGTCTGCCGGTAGGGCCATCAAAAAGCTTCTTGAAGTCCAGGGTTCCGGTATCCAGCATTCGGAATCTTCGTGGCCCTAAGACGTCCTTCTGCACATCCTTCGGCTGCTTCAAGAGCCACTCTTCATACGTGGTCTCTCTGGGCAGTCTGCCGTCCACGATCGCAGACATCATCGAGCGACATCTGAAGTGAGCAGGGGGTCTGCGGTCAGGCGGATTCAGTCGAGGCAGCTTTGGATCGAGCGTGTCTTCCATGCCGAACAGCGGCGCGACGTGAGCATCCAACCCTCTGCATATCTCACTGGTCTTCGTGTCCAGAACTGCCGTCCAGACGACTCCGCTGATTCGCTTCTTGTTCTTGACCCACACCTGCTCTCGCACAGACTGCGTGGTCTCAACGGACGCCGTCTTGACGACGCCGTCCACCTTGTCTCGAAGACGTGAAGAAATCCCATCTTCGAAGTCCCGAGCAGGTGTGCCACGAATCGCATCTGTAATCTCAGACGCAGGAAGAGAGTCTTTCAGTCCTTGTCGAATCGTCTCCGCGACTTGACCAATGTCATTCTCCGCCAGCAGGTTCGTCCATGTGCCCAGGGTCTTTCCTCTGATTGGCGTTCGCTTAACCAGTCTTTCGGCGGCTGATTCCGGGAAAAGGAATTCGCGGAAGGGAGTCTTTCGACCTGCTTCCGTACCTTCTTTCAAAGCTCGTTTGACTGCCTTGTTCTGCCACGTCGCTTCCCACAGAGCCAAGGCCACCATCTCCTTGTTGATCAGCGTCTGCGTCTCTTCCCATGATTTCATTCTCTCGCGACTGAGGTCTCGAATGACTCGTTCAACCTTCGGCTGATTGCGAATGAAGTTGCTGGCGGTAATTGTTCCGAGTCCCTGCAACGCTGCAAGAATCTTGACGATGAACTCGTCTTCCGTCTCGTTCATCTGCTTGACGACAGAACGTGTTGTCCCGTTCGCCACGCGCAGGATTCCTACCTGGTGAGCGATCAGTAAGTCCTGAAGAAAGTCAGAGGGTGACTCTGCCTCACCTTCGACGTAATCAACCATTCTCTTCCTGCTCTTTCAGCTCATCAGTTAAGTCCGGCAGAGCCTCGACATCGACATCGACAATGTTAGCAGTCTCTTCCCGCCAGGCTTCCAGATTGGCGGAGACCGGAGCCACTGCCAGAATACCTGTGTGCTTGACTTCCACTTCTCCGGTGACTTCGACCGTAACCTTCTCTCGATTCGAGCCCCAGTCCTGAGGATGTCGTCGAGCCAGAATATGCGCGGCCGCTCGCCAGTCGTCCTTCGCCGCCTCATGAATGATGCCGGTCAGCTCATTGGCGTTGACGCCTTCCGCAGTGACAACACCTTCGTAGTAGGTCATTGTGTTGAGCTGATGACGAGTGACTTCAAGTTCCGGATTGTGGGCGTACTTCTCCAGCAGCTTCTGTCCCTGCTTCAACCACTTGTAGTGAGTCTGCTCTTCGACTCCCAACTGCCGTGCGACTGCCGTGCGACTGCAGCCTTTCAGGTACAGCCTAAACGCCTTCTGCATGAACCACTGAGTCAGCAAGCCTTCGACCGGGATGTCTTGACCAGTCGTTGCCAATGCAGCGATGCGTGCCGTCGCCAACCCTTCAATGCGCAGTGCCAGTTCATCAGCAACCGAGTCGTTCGTAAAGGTCTCTGTCACCATCTCCTGCAGTGCGTGCAGGTTCTCAGTTCGAGTCTCCGGTGGCGTCTCGAACAGCTCCTTCTCAAGATGGTCTCGAACAGTTCGCTTATTACTCGGAGCCTGTTTGGCCAGTTCCCGTTGAATTGTTGCTGCCGACATCTTCTTCCTCCGCTAATCGACCAATGAGTCCAAACGCAGTATCGATGTCCGACGTCGAGCCTTCGAGTTCCTGCTGATACGTCAGATGCGTAAGCTGTCGTTTTCTCATCTGAGCATGAATCGTTTCGTTACTCAGTGGAACTCCGTTTCGAATCGCCAGGTCTTTAGCCTGCATCAGGAAGAGCAGTTCCTGATATCCCATCGTGCCTTCAGTGAAGTTCACATTCGGATCAAAAGTAATCTCTTCCACTTCGCTATCGGACATGCCGGACAGACGTCCGACCATCCGCAACGCTTCCTGCATCCCTGCTCCGGCATTCTTGACGAGAGCCTTCACAGAGACCTGCTTCATGCCTTGACGAATCCTCAGAGCCTCAGCCGCCTCAGCTCCTTTCGAAGCGCTCTCAAGTAGATGTCCAGCTTCTCCGTAAAACCGACTGTACTCTGAGTCAATGGCTTTGAGCTGGAGAGGTATTCCCTGTCCGTCGATGTCGAGGTATCCAACCTTGGCTTCGGAGTCGGGCAATCCCCAGATGGAGCTTCCTCCGATCTCATCGGGAATGTCGTCCGGCTGTACTCCGGTGACCCAGCACTGCGGGTCGCCTTTGATGTACAGCGAGCGATTCGCATCCGCACTTTTTCGGAAGATGGCGAGTGCTCTCTTCGCCATCGGCCAGGCTGGGACCGGTCCATACTCGTATCCAATGTCAGTGGCATTGATGACCGTCAAAGGAATGTTCTCGAACGGTCTTCCAAACAACTCGGGACGCATCCAGCCTTGAGGATCAGTCTCTGCAGTAACTACCGGAGCGACCTTGCCGTCTTCGACTTTCGTCCAGACGCGAACCCAATACTCGTCTCCGAGTAGTCGGCACTCACGATAATTCATGACCTCGATGTGCTTGAAGTCATCCTTCGGATCAGGTGCCATGCCATGCTCGCCGAGCACAACCATCTGCGCCTGCTCTCCTTCGCATTTCTGAGAGAGTCTCCAGTTCCGAATGGCTTCTGCCGAGTACTGGCAAAGATGCATCTGGGCACCTTCTAAGCCGAGTCCGCCCTGCACGTCCGCGAGAAGTCCCATGCGTCCGGTGTAGAACAGTTCCTGGGTCAGGAGCTGCCACAGCTCTTCGAGCGAGTCACCGTCGCCTGTCGCCTTCTTAGCAAGGTATGACAGCTTCTCTGGCAGGTTGTATTCCGGCGGCTTCTCATGGACCAGGCCCATGATGCCCTGAATCATCGGAGCCGTGATCTCAGGGAAGTCCGCAAAGGTCTTGTAGAACTCGTAGCGAGACTGCAGTCGATTCGTCAGCTTGTCATTGATCGACTGCTCCGGTCCTGGCTGCATGCCTGGCGGGGGCGGCAGATAAGTCTGGACGTTCTCCGGATGCAGAACGGCAGGCTCTCCCTCGATGACGTCACGCACCTTCTTCCAGATCCCGGCAATCGGACCATAGTTCGGATGAGTTGTCTCAACTTTTGGGCGATCTTCGTCAGCCATCATCGACCTCTAATCTTCTTTTTCGTCATTTTGCCGGAGCGAGAATAAATCTTGTACCGTGTCTCATCCGCGATGTGATCTTCAGCTTCCGTATCCACATCATCGGTATTCTTATCATCTCGCGGCAACACAGGAACTGTGCGTATAAAGTCATCGCAAGTGTCGAAAACATACAGCCCAGGGTGCTCGCGTGGAAGTCCTTCCTTTTTGAAGGACGCCTGCAGTCGGTTGCGGATTCGCTGCCAGCCAAGGATGCGGGAGCCTGCTGACTTGTCGGCTTTCGTCCAGCGAACTCCCATGCCTGCCATGGATTTGTAGATCGAGCTGCCGTTCGTCGTGTCCCAGATCGAGGTGTCCGCCGGTCCTGGATTGACCTTCTGACTCATCAGCAGAGGATGCTGCATCTCCTTCTCTTTGACGCCGTTCGCAATCTCCCGGTCAGTCAGCATCAGTCCCTTGTTCTCTTCGCCCTGCTTGCACATGTACCACTCATGTACGCGGAAGAGATCGCCACGTACGGTTGATACTCGGAACCCGGCGGCATTGATGTAATCAGAGCCATCCGACTCAACCCAGAATCCAACGGATGCTGGCTTGGAGCTTCCCCAGTCGAAAGAGCGATCAAATCGCCACGACTTAGGAATCTTGAAGGGCTCGACAATATGGACTGTCGAATCCCAGAGATCGTCAAACATTCCTCCGGCGACAACGTCCCATGATCCATGCAACCAAGCCTTCAACTGACTGGGTGAACTTGCCGATGCGGCAATCGTGGCCTTATAGCCTGGGTCAGCGTCCAGCAATAAGAAGTTCTCGTCGATATCGCCGTGAATGGCAATACGTTCCGGCTGGAACATCTCCTTACCCTTGTTGTCAAGGATAGGCTTGCCCTTCTCGTCGAGCATGATGTCGCCGCCGCACAGTTCTCCAAACTTGCCGTCTCCTTTGACCGGCAAGTTGTATCGAGCCTTGACCCAGTTGTGTCCGACGCCATGCGGGTTGGTTGTGGCCCTAACCATCTTCGGGACGTTGGGATTGGTCGTTCGATTCGTCGACAGCATGACGACGAAGCAGTCTTTGCTCGGCCAGGTCGTGAGTTCTTCCCATCCGATGAATGGGTAGTTGTGACCGTGGTACTTCGTGTAGTCGCTCGGGACTCGCATGTGACCGAAGTAGAGACGTTCTCCACCTGGCCATTCCCAGTAATGCTTGCCCTTGTTGTAGACCGCGTCAGGAAAGATTTCCGTGAACCACTTGTCTGACTTCGCAATGATGTCTTCAAGTTCAGGGAACGTCCTTCTGAAGATGATGCCTCGCCAGTCTTTGCCCCACTTGCCGATGTGCTGAGCAAAGCTCATCAGCAAAGCGTCTGTCTTCCCTGGGCCACGAGTACCGGCGTAACAGACTTCCTGTACGCTGCACTTGAGGAATCCTTCCTGTGATCCTGGCATGGCTGCCCAGGTCAGGAGTTGAATCTTCCCTTCCGCATCGCGGACATAGGGCCGGAGCTGACCGTCGAATCTCGCCCACTTTGTTTCGGGCGGAGTCAAGTCCTGCTGCATTGACGCAATCATTAGATGTTACCTGTGTGATCAGTAAAATCGATTGATGATTCCGCAGTCGGTCTGCTCAATCCTTTCCTTCATGGAAGGACTCAGCTCTGCTGGATGTTTTTGATAGTCGCTGCCATTTCGTGGAGCTGTGGCCAGCAACAGTTGCGAGTCATACGGCTCGCGGAACAATTCCAGGAACTGAGTCGTGTCGCGATGAAGATGTTCAAACCGACCAACGAAGTCGATCGGTTTTCCGCTTTCCGCTTCCCCGACCCACATTGCCTGGCTGCGGGAGCAGTAGCCGGGGAAATGATCTATCGCCTTCTTCATGAATTCAGAGAAGACCGGATCAGCACATGTTGCGTCAAAAGGATGCTCTTCAGGTTTCCATCCGAGTCGTACTCGGTGATTCCAGTAAGAGCCGTACCAGGTAAAAGGATGTCGGACAAAGGCAACAGTCTTAAGGGGGCTACTGCCAACGTTTCGCAACGTGGCGTGATAGCCATTCGGCCCTTGACCTGCCCCGTTACCTACGTTGTGAAAATACTTGCAGGAAGCCTCAAGTGCTGCAGTGAGCCACTTGCTTCCTGTCTTCGGTGTTCGAAGAACACGGCAGCACCTCAGCGTCAGCATGACAGTAGTTGACCTTCCTTCTGATAGAAGTGGTCAAGCTTGACCTGCCAGTCGATCGCGAATTTCAAGCCTGCAGCATTGACGCCAAAGCCCCAGTTCAAGTCGTTGCCGCGAAGAGTTCCGAACTTCTGACCCATGCCGCCAGTTGCGGCAATGGCGTCTGTACGAGTCAGCCACAGCCCCATGTGTCCAGCGCCGATCATGTCGACCCCAAACGTCTTCGACGGCAGCAACTGCATCTCGATATCCAGGTCCGAAGTCTGAGCTGCTCTTCCAAGCATCTGACTTACCTTGAAGTCCACAGCAATGCTTTGCAGAGTGTTCGCAACTTGAATGGCCCGACGACAGTTGCACTGACCAATGACTGTGGCGATGTCGTCATCCTCATTGATGATCCTCTCCAGCCGTTCGAAAGAACCGTTTTTGAAATCCACATCATCTTCAAGATTGACCGACAATGGTCGTCGAGGGTCAATCAACTTGTTGTAGATTTCGCCGTAGATGGATCGGCACCTGGCCCCAATGGCGTCAAAGTCGAAAGAGTCGTCTGCTGTCAAATGAGGATTCGTATCACGGACCAGCGTGTAACTATCGAGATTGTCGCAGACTCTTCTAATCCGTTGAGAGAATCTCTTGTCGTTGCCATTGTCGTAGATCAGTACGTGTGCTCGGTTCAACGGTAGCTTCTTGAAAGCCTTCTTCCAAATGCCAAAGCTGTAGCCTTTGTTGGCCAACGGGCACACGACATTCAAGTCTCGCTTCTTGCGGACCTTCTCTTCGACAATGGTGACCAGAGACGTGTCGTGAGGCATGGCTTCCTTCTGGCAAATGACGCCAGACGATCCGCTCTTGCCCGAGTTGCCCTGGTATCCAACCAGTCCCATTCCTGTCGACATCCTTAATCCTCCAGAGTGTGCATCGAATTCAGCGATCCCTGCACGGTGGTTCCGCCGGTCGTCAAGGTAATGACCATGGCTTCGCCGTTGACTTCTCCGATCATATCCGGCAAGGGGATCGGGCCAGGACCAGCTTCAATTACCGGCGCACTGAAGACTTCCACCCCGCCGATGGTAATGGTAAGTCGACCTGGCGTCGTGGTCAGAGTTTTGTCGTAAGCGAACAGCAGGTAGTGAAGAGCGACTCGCTTGTTGGACGGAGGCGTAAGGGTGATCACCGTTGAAGTGTCATCCGCTGCCTCTGCGGTGGTCCAGATTTGGCCTGCTTTAATCATGTCGTGCCTTTCAAATTGGCATCTCGAAGAGCCTTGGCTCGAATGTTCTCTTCATGGAGTTGCCTGTGCATCGCCAGAGACTCCTGCTGGCCTTTAGCCAGTTCCCTGACGGCTTCCGAGAACTCTCCTTGAACTTTTATGTACGTCTCATTCTGCTTCACCCGGACGTCTTCGCGTGCGTTTGCGTCAACAGTCCACTGCCGTCGCTCACCTCTGTGATTCTTCATCACCCAAAAGACCAGCCCGAATAGAGCGAATATCACCAATCCTGGCAAGCCGTGTTTTTCCCACGGAGTCAGCTCACCGATTTGTGCGAGAATGGTGATCATCATTTCCAATTTTCCGAATGGCACCCGACATGTGGATAGACGCGGCAAGTGCCGTGCCAAAGACTACGTTACGCAAAGCCGTAGACACAAGAGGGTCAGGATTAATTCCAACTATCTCAAGTGTGGCAAACATGCAGTAGATCGTCAGCCCGACGAACTCTCCGCCGATCATCCACATCACTGCCTTGCCCGCCAGATGCGTGGATCGAAAAAAGTAAACGAAACGGTAACCAGAGTAGCCTGTGCAAACCAGGCCAAAAAGCAAGGTCAATTTGAACAGGAATTGCATGGATTTTCCTCTGTCAGGAATAGTTCAACTATTCCTGTCCCGAATAGCTCCTTCTTGACGCATTAGAGCAAGTTGTCGTGGCGCACGACAAGAGCCAGCCAAGTAGTCCCGGCTGGCTCTGTCTGATCCAGAAGTCCCTCTCACAGAACTCGCTGCAAGATGGTGATCCTTTAATCGAGAATTGTCAAGTTCTGGCTGCTCGTGCCCTTCGCATCATGTCCTGACGATCCATCCACGCTGCGTTGTCCGGCCCGTACAGCTTCGTGGCGTCAAGACGTCCAATGACGAGTCCGTCCGGACATCGTCCCATGTCGTACAGGAATGAGCTGTATGACTTCCATCGTTCGCAGGTATCGGCCCGACGCTTGCGGCGAAGGTGAATCCAGGTCTTGTACTCACGAGAATTCGTATCGAGGTGTGTGGCGTTACCGTGCATCAGTGTTTCCTCTGGGCAGTGCCGTAAGGTGGTGAATGGTGTCCATGGCGACCTGCGAGAACAGACCGTTCTCGCTGATGAACCGGTCCCTTGGATTCGGAGTGTTGACCTTGAACGTCCAGTTGCCCTTCTCGTCGCCCTGCATGCTCCATGTGCAGCCTTTGCTGGCTGCCATCATGTGAAGCATCATCAATGCTCCGAACTCCGGACATCGACGCTCACTGTCTTCTTTGTCGCGATGAAACTCGATGACCAGGATGGCTTCTTCGCGGTTGCAGGAGTGATGTTCCATCACATGCCGAATCTCGGCTTCCCCGATCCTCGGTCCCTGGGCAGGAGCCAACTCATTTTTGACGAAGCTCAGAGTCTCCTTGAAGGTCAGAATGCCTTCCGGATAGTCCTTCGGAAGCTGCCCTTCCCACGCTGAATGGTCGTCTCCGCCATCATGTCGAAGCATCTCGCTGAGACGCACATTCTCTCCAACCGCCTCGAACTCATAGACGCACTGCTCGTCGATCTCCTTCGCACTGTTGATACGACGCAGCAACATGATCAGCTTCGGCTCACTGGGATCGTGCCGCATTCCCAGCATCTCGTAGAAGCATTCTTCCAGGTCATCTTCAAAATCAAAATCACTCATCGACACGAATCTCCGGGATAGAATCAGGATTATCGACAAACTTCTTGTGACGTCCCACGTAGGTCACCAGCTTGCCCCAATGGGCAATGCTTTCTCTTCTCGATCGAAAGTTCTCTCCGGCAAACTGCTGCAGCACGTAGCCATTCTCAAGCAGCAGAGCACAATGATTATTCACCTTGCTTCTAACGCGACCAAGCAGCACATCTCCGGGTCTCGCGTCGTCCTTTGAGATAATCTCAAAACCTGTCCGCTCGATATTGTCTTCGCTGAAGTGATCGAAAGGCTCTGGCCCTAAGCACCAGTCTTCATCTCGCGGAACGTTCTCCAGGACGATGTCAAACTGTTGCCGGTAGACGTCTCGTATCAGGCACCAGCAGTCGGTGTAGCCTGACACAAAGCGACGTCCCAGCAATGGTGGGATCGGAAGCTGATCTCCGAACCATTGCAGCTCGCTGCAGCAGGTGCCGTTGCAACTGTGAACAGCCCAGGGGATGCCCATTTCCTGCTGCTGCTTCATGTCGCGAAGCCCAGGGGCATTGGACGTGGTGTGCGTCCTGCTGTGGATCACCGCCACAGTCTCGACCTGCGGACAGCCGACGACCAGAAACTGCGTCTCCGGATTCCGTGACGAGTTCTCCAGCGGCAGGTACTCGTACCGTATGCCGTCCTGCTTAGCGTAGACGACGAGCCCGACTGCCTGTTCGGGGAAACATTCAAGGGCATGCTTGCGTGCCGCAGCCGCAAGGTCACGGTTCTGGGTGATGTTGAAGTACATTTTATTCCCCGAGCACCATTATCTTCTTGCCGTGGAGTCGAAGCTCAACGGCACGTTCGTGGACTTCCTGCAGCGTCTTGAACGACTCGTAAGGCAGTCCGAAGAGCTGCGTCTTTTCAGCATCCACCTCATTAGGAGCTTCTTTGAGAGCTGCAGCAATCAGCCTCTCAAACACAACTTCTGTGCCGAGAATGATGTCAACGATACAACCCTCGTCGAGATTGAGAGGTTGGTAGTCAGCCGCCTTCTGCATGGCTTCCCATGTGAGGTCGGAGTGGTTGGAGCTGATCTTATTGTCGGCGTTGGCCATGGCTCTCACATACTCCCTATCTGAAATTGGAAAACAGTTCTCATCGATTCATCAGCTCTTCCATGTTGTGAAGCAGTCGCATCGCTTCTTCTGTGTTGCCGTTGTGAACTTCCAGTCGCAGTCGGTGAATCATGCTGCGAATGTCGCCATAAATATGATCGAGCATGCATTTTTCAGCTATCTTTTTTGCTCGACTGTACTCGGCATTGTTTGCCCAGAACTCGGATATGGTGGTGAGTTGCAGCAGGTACTTTTTCTGCAGGTCGTGAGGCGGCTGATCAGCGAACTCTTTGCAATCCATGAACGACTGCAAAGACGGCGGCTGCCGCTTGGGACGGCAACGCCGAGCGTCTTTCACCTGGGCTTTTTCGATGAGTCGGTTTGTCATTCTTCCTCATCCTCATCCATAGAAAGGGCGATGTCACAGATGCCTTGTCCGTGACAATGAATCTGCACGAAAGGAGCAGCAATGTCATGCTCCATGAGCTGAAGGTTGTCGTTCGCAATCATCTCTTTGATGCATTGCCTTGCTTCGGCTCGCGAGAGCTTTTTGTTGTGATGCGGCATCACCTTGAAGTGGATCGGTATGGCGATGTATGTGGCTACTTCTTCAGTCATGCTTTTTCCTCGACGCTCCAGCCAACAAATCCATAGCGACAGCCGTTGCCGCTCCAACCTTTGAACTCATCTGCGGGGCAAGTGACTTCTTCTACGATCATCCAACGGCAATGTTCGTCGTCATCGTCATCGGTGAGCCACATGACCTGTCCGACAACGATGTCTTCAGGAGTTGCCGGTCGCAGGTTCTGGGGCGGTGGGCAAAGCCATGCCTTTTTACAGGCTTCTTCGCTGATCTCTCTGGCCCTATTGATGGTTTTGTTCGCCAGGTTCCGGATTTCGAGATACTGTTGTGGGGTGTAGTGAGACATATTTCTCTTTCCATTCGTGGGCATAGGGCCACGGTAGGGGATAGGGCCAGAAGTTTCAAGGGAGTTTTATTTTTTATTTTTTGAGATCAGGGAAGTGGGATTTTTCAAGTGTGGGGTGGTAATTGGATGTCGATGTCCGGTTTATCGGGGATTGGTGGGCTGTACATTTGTTTATATGTTTGGTGGATGGCTTGTGTGAGGGTATGGGGCACGGATGTACCCATCGCCGGGGTGGGAGGGTGTCCAAATCCGTTCACATCTGTTCAAATCGATGTGTTCGAATCAGTCCAAACCATACCATACCCGTCCATCTGCGCCCGATCCACTGCGTTCAAATCGTACCAAATGTGACCATATCGTTCGCCTAAAATCCTGCGGTAATCCGCAACCTACTGTGTCCACAGTACGCGCCCCCTGGTGGCGCGCTACGGTGTCCACAGTAGGTTCGAATTATTTCGTTTGCGGTTTCCCGCACACGGCCAGCCTGCTCGCCATCGTGCAGGCACACGGCCACACGGCCAGCCTGCTCGCCATCGTGCAGGCACACGGCCACACGGCCAACCTGCTCGCCATCGTGCAGGCACACGGCCACACGGCCAGCCTGCTCGCCATCGTGCAGGCACACGGCCACACGGCCAGCCTGCTCGCCATCGTGCAGG